CAGTTATCGCATATGCTACTGCTGCTGATTACGCCAATTTAGCAGCAGTAGCTTATGCGAATTTAGCAACTACTTGTGCCGATGCATCCGCTTCTTATGCTGCCGATATTGAATAGCCAATTATTAAAAACTTTTCAGGAGACTAATTAAAATGTCAAATATTAATAAAGATACGGCTGATTCTTATGCTGCTGCTGCTGCCGCTGCCGCTGCTAATGCTGATTATGTTGCTGCTGCTGTTGCTGCTGCTAATGCTGCTGATAATGATTATGCTGTTTATGCTGCCGCTGCTGCTGCCGCCTCTGCCGCTGCTGCTGCTGCCTCTGCCGCTGCTGCTGCTGCCTCTGCTAATGCTGATTATGTTGCTGCTGCTGCTGCCGCTGCCTCTGCTAATGCTGATTATGTTGCTGCTGCTGATGATGCTTATGCTGCTTATGTCTCTGCTGCTTTAAGGCTGAAATAGAGGATTAATAATGGATTTACATGCATTAGATAAAAATCAATGGTATTCACCAAGTGATGCCGAAAGTATAAAAATCATTAAAATAATAGACGGAATGGATAAAAGACAGTCTATTAATAATAACAGAGAGCCCTGGATATGGAGTGTATTTAAAATTGATCAAAAAATTGAATATAATCTAGTGTAAAAATGTTCCACGTGGAACAAATCACTATTTAATATGTTATAAATCAATCACTTGTGTTATTATGCTCATAATTTAGGACGACTTAAAAAAGGAAAACGTCCTAATAACACGTAATAAGCGATTGTGCTATAGTTAGGTTAACTTATTTAAAAACGGTTAACTCATGACTAAAGTAGAAAAATCTGAAAAGAGAGGTGGAAGGAAGGCAGGAACGCCCAACAAGGCTACGCAGGATGTCAAGGACAGGCTTAAAGCTCTAGGGTGTGACCCGATAGAGGGTATGGCTTTTATTGCTCGTGAGGCGCGCAATGGGGAAGGTGATTTGCGTGACCTTCAGCTTGCTGGACAGATGTACAAAGAGCTCGCGCAATATGTTGCACCAAAGCGCAAGGCGATTGAAGTTTCTGGATCGTTAGCAGTAGACGACATCAGAAAATTAACCGATGCTCAACTTGAAGAAATAGTTAATGGGGACGTCTGAGCAAAGACAGGCCGCTGCATTGCTTGAGCAAAGGCGCAGGCAAGCGTCAAGATACACAGTGGTAGGCTTAGTCTGTCCTGACGATGGTCACACACACACACTATCAAATAAATCAGGCACCTGGTCACTTAGCGAGGAGGCACCGACCTGCTACCTTGCTAAAAAATTAGAGCCGGCACTTACATCCAAAAAGAGATACATCGTGATTTATGGGGGCCGGGGGTCGTCAAAGTCTATTGGCGGTCATAACATATGCTTATTTGATGCTAAAGACCGAGGCATTAAGACGTACTGTTTACGGGAGTTTCAGAGCAGCATAGAATCATCAGTATACTCAATGCTAAAATATGAGATTGAGCGGCTTGAATTAGAGGGCTTTGAGATACTCGGACAATCTATTAAATATAACGGAGCCGATGTTTTTAAGTTTGCCGGGCTGTCTCGTAACATATCAAGCATCAAATCAAGTCATGGATTTGGCCGATATATTGTCGAAGAAGCGGAGTTTCTAAGTGAAGATTCTATTCAAAAATTTACTCCAACGGCTCGAAACAAGGCCAGGAAGGGGCTACCACTCACTGCTGAGCAGATTGCAAAGCTCGACAGTGACGACAGCCTGGGCGATGTAAGTATGATGTTTATACTTAATCCGCAAAGCTCTGAAGACCCCGTATGCAAGCGATTTATAGTGCCATTTCAGGGTCAATTAGATGCAAATGGGATTTATGAGGATGATACACACCTAATTATTAAGATAAATTACACAGATAATCCGTGGTTTGCCGAATCTGGGCTAGAAACCGATAGGTTGTGGTGGTATGACAATGTTTCGAGGTCACTGTATGATCATATATGGTTAGGATCTTATAACGATCATGTTGAAAATAGTATAATCCTGGGTGAGTGGTTTGATGCGTGTATTGACTCGCATATAACACTGGGATTTGGGGCTAAGGGCGCTAAGATAGCGTCACACGATGTAAGCGACACTGGGCCAGACAGCAAGGGCTATGCGTTTAGACACGGGGTTGTGTTTACTCGCATCGAAGAAAAGATAGATGGCGATGGTAACGAGGGCGGGCACTGGGCGGCAGGATTGGCCCAAATTGATGGGGCTGATTATTTTACATGGGATTGCGATGGCATGGGAGCGCTACTCAATGAGCAGATGGCCAATGACTTTAAGCAGTCAAATGTTAATGTTGTGCAGTTTAAAGGCAGCGAGACGCCAGATAATCCACAGTCTATATTTGAGCCGACCGATAAGCACCCTATCAAAGATCAGCTTAGGATTCAGGACGCCGTTAAAAATAAACGAGCACAGTATTATGCAGAGCTGAGGCGGCGATGCTATAAAACGTATTTAGCAGTAGTGCACAAGCAATACATTGATCCAGATGACCTAATTAGCTTTAGTAGTGATATTGCGCTATTATCCAAACTAAGGTCAGAGCTGTGTCGGATGCCCATTAAACCAAATGGCGCCGGTAAAATCGAGCTTTACACGAAACAAGACATGAAAGCAAAATTTAAATTTAAATCTCCTAATTTAGCAGACTCTGTAATGATGAGCATGAGATATACGCCGCCAAAAGCGCCACAAACGTGGACGCCACGACCAATCCCAAAAATCGGAACTAGATAGATGCTGACAATCGAAGAAATTAAGGCATACCAAGATAAGATGTATGCGCATGGGCAGCTGGTTAGAGAGTCGTCAAGCACACAGTTAACATTTTATTGGCGTACTCACTGGGACGATTCTAGCCTGCAAAACTCTGACCTTGGCTATAAGGGCGAATTTGATATAATGCGTAAATCAGGCCGCCAAATACTCGGTGATCTGGCTACCAATGACATACAAGTTAATTTTGAGCCAGCAGATGATAGTGATAATGATGGTGCTGATATAATTGATGGTCTATATAGAAAGTCAGGGCGTAGTAATAGATCAATTGAGGCGCGTAAAACAGCAAAGCAAGAGGCAGTTGTTTGTGGTGTGGGCGGGTGGGAGCTTGTTACGAGGTATGAAAAGGATAGGGCAGGCAATGAAAATCAAGTAATTGACCGTACTCCATTAAATGAATTTAATAACAATGTTCTCTGGGATGAGGGTGCAAAACTAATGGACAAGTTAGACGCAAGGCGCTGCTCAATTTTGGTTCCGATGTCTGAGGGGGGCATGAAAGACCTGGCTAAAGAGCTAACCGGTGTGGTAATGCCTGGTGATATAAGCAACTTTAGCACACCTGAACACAGCTATACCTTCCCGTGGATCGCTGGAAAGTCAGATATATTTTATATCGCCCGTTTCTACCACATCTCAAAAACTAAAGATCATGTTATAACTATGACATCGCCTGAGGGCGAAGAAATAACCGTGCTTGAGTCACAGTTAAAAGGGATTGACGATGATCTTGAAGATGATGGTTACACAATAGTTAATACTCGTGAGATTGAGCGCAACAAAGTGACATTGTATATTGTAAATGGATTTAGGATATTAAAAACCTATGAAATTGTTGGCCCGAATATCCCGGTGGTTCCGATTTACGGCGAGCGCCAATACATCGAGGGAGAGGAATTATATGAGGGCATGACCAGACTGGCTATGGACCCACAGAGATTGCGTGATTTTCAGATGTCATATTTGTTTGACATTGTTAGCAGGAGCCCACGGCCTAAGCCCTTGTTTTATCCCGAGCAGATACAAGCGCATAGACATATGTACGAGATGGCTGGCACTGAAAATAATTTACCATACTTGCTAATTGACCCAGTAACCGTAAACGGTACACAATTACCACCCGGGCCAGTTGGCATGCTGCCTGAGCAAAAAGTGCCTGATGCATTAATGCAGTCTATTGCGCTTAGCCGAGAGGCTGTTAATGATGTTGC